GGCGTATCATTTGAAGAAATGGCAAATAACTACGCACTGGAAGACCGGTACAACAACATCAATGACAAAGTTCTTGAAAGTGATGAGGAAGCTCAGAAAATGGTTTATGCCGACCTTTTAAATATAAAAGGGTTCTCTGAGTCGAAGATTAGCAAGATGGTTGAGAAAGCTTTGCAGGATGGAGAACTTCTTGAAGAGTCTAAGGAAGGACTAAAGGAAATCAATACAATCATTCTTGATGAACGTAAGGCTTCTGAGACTGAGGCACAGCGTATCGCAGATGAGAGAAAAGCGAAAAATGTTGAGATGAAAGGAAAAATTGAAAAATCTATTGGAGAGTTGAAAGAAATAATTCCTGGTATTGCGCTGGATGAAGCAGAAAAGCAGACCTTAATAAAAGATCTGACAGTTCCTGTACGATATGTCAATCGTGATGGAAGGCAAATTCCTGTTAGCAAGGCCATGGATCTCAGAGAAAAGGATCCTCTGAAATATGAGACCAGGTTAAATTATCTCATTAACAAAGGATTTTTTGATGATAATGCCAAATTTGATGAGCTTGTTCGTAAGGCTGAAACAAATGCAGCGAAAAAATTCGTTGACAAAATGAAGGGAGAGCCACGCAAATCTGGTAAAACAACAGTTAAAGGAACAGAGGGAGAGAAACCAAAAGAGGAAAAGTTCATCTTCCCCAAATTTTAAAAATTAACCGCGTACAGTGATGTACACAAATTAAATAGTTATGCAACAAGTATCACCTTTGCAGGAATATTTCCCTTTAGACTGGGCTGGTCTCACGACCAAGAACCACCTTGGGGCGATTTATCAGGTAGAACCACAGGATACAAGCAAGCTTGTAACCATGCTCTATAAGGCAAACAGAGGTGTGAACTTTAACATTTTCTTGCAGCAATTCGGTTCAATCACCATGGACACAGATGATGATTTTCGCTGGAGGCTACAGGGAAGTTCCAAGAAGAATATTCCACTTGAAGCCTGTACTGTCAATGGCAGTGCTATTTCATCTTCGAGTAGAGTAGGTAAGGGCGGAGCGAGGTTTACGCTGAGGTTTCCCGAGCAATACTTTTCTGACACTAACCTTATTGTTGGTGAGCAGAACTCTGTTTACCCAATTCGTATCGTAGGTATACCAGTACCCGTTGGTACGAGCTGGGAATATGAATGTGAACTGTTTACCGGTGACCCGGATCTGTTTATTCCTTACGAGGAATTACAGGCCAATAAGAGGTTCTCCAAGGAATGGTCAATCGTTGAGAAAACGTTGTCCATCAAAGGTGGAACCCCGAATTACACCTCACCATTCAGTATGCGTAATACCTTCTCTATGATTCGTATGCAAGATACCCGGCCAGGTAACATGATCTCGCGTCCTGTTGCCTTTGCCTGGAGAGCTATGGATTCTGACGGAAAGGAAAAAACCATGAATACATGGACGCAATATGCTGACTGGGAATTTGAACAGCAGTTCCAGGATATGAAGGATAAACTGATCAATTTCGCAACTACCAACAAAGCTGATGACGGAACATTTAAGCAGGTGGGTCTTTCAGGATTCAAAATTGAGCAGGGCGCAGGTCTTGAGCAACAGATTGAATCCGGAAATATGCTCTTCTACAATGATTTCGATATCGACATTGAATGGTTGACTGAAGCTATCATGGACCTTACCGATGATACTCATGGCGGTTACGGAGAGACACGTAGCGTTGTTATGAGGACCGGTAAGTGGGGCTCTTATAATTTCCACAAGGCGCTGAAAAATTACACTCAGCTTTATACTCCTTTAAGGAACGCAGATATGCTCACGAAGAAAGGTGAAGGCTGGGCCTACCACGAAAACTTTGTTGAGTACTGGGGTCCTGACGGATCGAAGCTTTCTGTAATGGTTGATCCAACATTTGACGACAGGGAACGTAACAAGATCATGCATCCTTCTGGAAAGGGTGTTGCTCAGAGTTACGTATACCAGCTTCTGAATGTTGGCCGTAGCGGTGGAGAGAATAATATCAAGCTTGTCCATGAAAAAGGAATGGAAGACTTTATGGGTTATATCCCCGGTTTGAGGGATCCGTTCCAGGCTCAAAGCCCGAATCGCTTTATGGCATCTCCGGAAGACGGATACACTTTCCATAGAGCACATACGGGTGGTGTAATGGTTACAGACCCAACAAGGTGTGCAACCATCAAGCCAAGTGTACTGGCAACAAGTTGATATTATTTACTTAAAGGAGAAAAAGCATGGAGACAACGAGTTCTTTGAAAAAAACAGGTTCTTTAACGTATTCCCCTGAGATAGTAAAACTTCGCAGGGAGAAGTTTAAAATCATACCGGTAAAGAGAAAAGGCGGATGGGTCCCCGAATTCCATGATAGTGCCTTCATGAATGATGGTTCTAAATTTGGAGTCGTGGTCCCGGTCCTCCCCGGTAATATTTTGAAAGAACCTCTTGTACTTAGGGATGGAGTAGATGCCAATGGAAACCCGAAGTACAAAAAATGGAGTCCTGAAGACAGGCAGTTGCTTGCTTCAGAACTTGCATTGCCATCTGTAGATCTGTTTAATGTATATGCTCCGAAGAATTTTTGGCGGGGAAATACAGTAAATCTTGATCGTAATGGCCTGCATCTTGACTGTTCCAAAGTAGAGGAATTTATTCAGTACCTCATACTGGTGGCTGATTCCGACAGGATATCGCCAACCTGGGCTGAGAGATTTGATAAAGGAACCTACAAATTTGCGATTGTTGGCGAAGGGCAGGATATTGAGGAAAAAGTGACCAGGGTTGAGGATATGAAGAATGCGTATAAGGCATTTGGTCGTATGGATTCCTCTGCTGATAAGATGAAAGATTTTCTGTTTGTCTATTACCTACATAAGAAAGAGGCTAAACGGCCCCCGAAAAATGCAACAGTAGACTGGCTAAAATCAGAAGTGCAGAAAATAATCGATGGAGACCTGGAATTGTTCCTTGAAATTTCAAATGATAGCCAGTATGATACCAAACTTCTCATTACAAAGGCTGTTGATGCCGGTGCTCTGAAAAGGGAGAAACACCAGTATTATATACCTGGGGATGAGAAACCGATTGGTACGCTGGTAGAAACGATTGAATTCTTTGATGATGACAGGAATCAGGAGATTAAAATGAAAATGATTCATCACGTTGATAATACCGATAAGAAGTGACTGGGGCTGAAATGATAACATCTTTCCTGCAGTACTATGACAGGATAACTAATTTCACAGCTAAGGGTTATGAAACCTCTGAGATATTGTTATTCTTGAATAATGCACAGGATGATTTTGTCAAAGAGAGGACATTTGGAATGAACTTTCAGCCGCCTGCTTTTGACGATAATGAGAAGCGGGTGGCTGATATTCGTCCTCTGGTAGAATTTTTCGTTATGGCTACATCTGTATCTGCAGTGTATGGTAATTCAGTTGTAGTGAATCCTTACGATACTGACAGCTCTTTTATGTACTGTATGAAACTTGATGTTCGTGTAACAAGAACGAATCCGGTGATAACGCAGGAATATTTGCCTGCTAAAAATATAAGACTTGAAGATGCAGGTAATTTTAAAAACAGTGTTTTTAATAGGTTGTGGTTTAAAAATCCAGTATATTTTGGTGCAAGGGATAGTGGCATATTTATTATAGGCGATTATTATACAACAACGATGGATAGTGTGAGAATAAATTATGTCAGAAGGCCAATTACCATAACAGCTGCTACAACAGAGTTCGATGGCACTTATGGAATAGGCATTATGAGTCTTGAGCCGCATGTTCATCAGGAGATCGTAGATATGGCCGTTAATGCTGCCAGAGGAGCAGGAAGGGAACAGAAATCACAGATAGAAGTTGTTGAAGAAAAATCCAGAACGAAATGAATGTCCTAGAGATGCAAATAATGTTTCAGACAAAGAGTGAGGCCATAAATCCTCAGTTCTTTGATGCTATGCGTCCGGATACTTATGATATTGTTAATTATCTTAACAAGGCTATAGATCGTTATATTCGGGAAAAGTATTTGAATTTGCCTACACACTCTCTTCGTAGGGCAGCTATTATAAGCAATATGGACAGTCTTAAGGATATGGTAGAAAATACTACTGCACTTGTAGAGGATTCTATAACCGGATTTCCGCATGGATCATCCGTGATTCGTGTTCTTTTACCAACAAATATGCTATCCCTGATATCCGTATATTGTACTTATACCAGGTCTGCCGTGCCACCTATGACATCAGATATTATCTTTACTGAACTTGTTTCAGTTGAAGAAACCAAAGATATTGTGGCTACAGATGCTAATATGCCTATTTTCCCTCATCCTGTAGCTGCATTTGAGAATGAG